ATGATATCTAGATTTGAAAATGGTTATGCCAAGATTAATCCTAGAGTAGAAAAACTAATAAACTTATATTTTAAAGAGAGGGGTTTATGATTAATATTTTACTTTTAGGCATTGCTGTATTTCTATTAGCAAATGTTTTAGGAATATTTATTGTACTAGCCAATTCTTGGAGAGATACAGAACAAAATATCAAAGAAGATATTATTAAGTGCATGTGGACAAGATGAAAGTCTTTGAAGTTACTATTACTGAAAGCAAAACAACTACGTATGTAGTTGAAGCCAAAGAACATGATGATGCACTAGAAGAAGCAAAATCACGTCTTGGAAAAGAAACAATAAAACCATATTACAGCACCAAGATTAGAGTGCTAGGAGAAGAAGATGGCATATCCGTACACAAGATCGCTACTAGAAGTTAGAAAGCAAGAACTATCTGATGAAGAGTTAGACAATATGTTGAAGTATCATTACTTTGAGTCAAGGTTAGAGAATGGTAAGCGTATTGAGTTTACACAAAACGTATATTTATCAGGTAGAAAAGAAACAAAGAAAGTAAAAACTGATATACTGTAGTTTCATACTTGGGCAGGTGATTTATCACCATCAGGGAGGTTTCAGACCTCCCTTTTTTTTGCACGTAAAAAACTGCAAATGTCACATGACTTGAATTCTACATCACGTTTGTTATAATAAACCTTTAACCAAATGGGAGTAAAAATGGCTAAAAGAAGATGTAGGAAGGAAAACTGGATAGTTGATGTAAGAGCATTCGTTGATAACAAATATGCTGTCAGCGAATCTCAAGCAATTCAACTAACCAAGAAAAAACTTACCGATAGTGGAGTTGATTTCAAAAAACTTGCCGAGAATGGAGTTAATCTAGAGATTAAACTTTGGGATGTAGAAGAAATTAATTCTAGAGGTGGAAACCTAAACCACCTTTCTCGTAAGTTTAAGTTTTAGTAATAACTAAAACTTTCTCTAAGGCTAGGATTTATTCTTAGCCTTTTTTTTATAGAATTCTTTTAGTTCTATCCAAGTGTAAAACTTCTTGGTTGTTTCTTCCCAAAACAGACCTTTGCTTCCTGCACATGTACAATCTAATTTCTTGTTCTCGCAGTTTTGACATTGCGACATTAGGTACATCAGTCCTCTTTTTTTCTCTCGCTTGAATACTTGATATTAAGTCCTGCAAGGGTGCATAGTCTGTTCTTTTCATCAATTCCTTTATCTGTGAGTTGAATATCAGAATCATTTTTTTCTACAAACCCCTCTTGTACTAATTGTTGTTCTACTTCTTGTGGCAGTTCTTCCTTAAACATTACTGTAAGTATGCCACCCAATCTTTTGTTCTGTGTTTTGGACAATGCCATTAGACGTGTTCCCATTCCTTACCTTCAAACAACAAGGCTTCTGCTTCTCTTCTGCGAACTAATCCCTCTAAAACTTTACCATTAGCTTTATTCCATCTTTTAATCTGTGCAGGTACATCTTCATATGCACCACTATTCAAAACTTTGAGCAAAGTACTACGTGATAGATTTGTAGCACCAAGATTAAATGTCCAAGAGATAAGTGCATCGGTTTGACACTGGTTAAGTGGTACAGTTACTAACTCATCTACTTGTTGTGCAAAGTCGTATAATTCTTCTTCTAGCATCATTTCTGCTTTTGTTTGTGACCATACATCACCTTTCTGTACACCTTTAGTTGAACCATAACCAATAGTCCATACACCTGCAGCACATTTATAGGCTTCTAACTTACACCCTTCAAACTTCTTTACTAAGGCAACACCTTCGTCTGATATAACCATATTAGTATCCCCCCCAAATTTTGGTTTTCTTGCCACCCCAGTATTCAACTGCGTGACCTTCTTTTTTAAGTATTTCGCAAATATTTTGACCATCTTCTGTAAAAGGTATTGCTAATATTCTGCCATACTTTCCTTTACCTAGCGATTGGATTTTGAATTTACCATGACATAACTCCTGCAGTCTTGCTTTGGCTGCCAAGCCTAGTTTCTTTTCTTCTAAATCCCTTGTACGAGATTCAGGAGTATCTATACCTGCTAATCTGCACCTTTGTTTGTGCAACTTAACATTAAAGCCAAGATCAAGGATTACATCAATGGTATCGCCATCAACAACCCTGTCCAGTTCAGCTTCGTATACAAATGGAATTACTGAGTCAGTCATAGTAAGTGTGCTAATGCACTAATCTTATTTGCTTTTGTCCTTTGCAAAACCCCAGTTACACGCTGCAAGATCAACAAGTTTATATAACTTGCCAATCCATTCATCGTCTTTCGGTGTTGGAGTGACAGCAGCAATGATAGAAGCAACGGTTACTATCACAGTAATCATGCTTACTAAATTGATTATCATATCCATAATAACTCCTATAGATAAAAGTTATCCTTGATAGTATCTTCTACTTTTCTTCTTGTCTAGTTTCTTTTTCTTCGTCTTTATCGTCTAAAGACCGATAATATTTGACTATTGCAATGACATCTCTGATGTATCTTTTGTTTTCTGCAGTGTTTTCTGAAAGGTTTTGATAGCCTTGTGATGTCAAAGCATAGTATGCAGTAGGTATTGCTGAACCGTCTTCAATGTCTTTAACCAGAGAATCCATGATTTGAGGAGTAAGGATTGTCCACTCTATATCACGAAGTTGTAACTCCATCGGCATAGGTGGATGATACATTGGAGCAGGTTCAGCAATGGTTCTAACTTCAACAGGTTTTGATTGGCTTGGTATTAGGGAGCAACCTGTTAAAGCAAGAAATAAAACTGGTACTACATATTTAATCATATTGTTCAGGTTTAGTTAGTTCTATCATATCGTCTTTGACTTTTTTTGTACCTTTGTTGACTATGTTTTCTATTAGCTTTGGTTTTGCTAATGCCAACTTTCCTATATCATGTTTGGCGAATGTATCTCTTAGTTTACTTAATTCTCTCTGTGCTTCTTGGCGTTGGGTTTCAAGTAATGTTATCTGCTCTGTCTGACGTTTTTGATTGGCAAGATAGTTTTTTATACTCTCGTTTTGGTCTGCTATTGATTGTTCTAGCTTTGCTTGGTTTGTTCTTAGGGTTTCATTTTCTGACTGTAGCCATTTAATATAAGCCCAACTACCCCCTAATAAGGTTACTGACATTGCTATAATTATAAAGTTTAGTTTCATGAGCCTTGTGTAATTTTTATTACTGAGTCGCCACCACCATTAATCTTAATTGTATTTGATACACCGTCTTGTATAAATATAACTGTGTATCCCTGACTAGAGTTTAAATCAACTTGTACTGATTGTTCAACTTTTCTGCGTAAGCTAATAACTTCCCCTTGTACTAAGGTAATGATCTGTGTCGTTGGGTCTTGCCCTACTTTTGTACCAACAATCCTTGTTATTTGTTGTTCTTGTTCAAGATCATCTTCTGCTAACTTATCTAATTCGTCTATTACCTTTAGCAAATCCTCAAAGAAATTGACATCAAGGTAGTTGATATCTAATTCTGTAAACTCTAATTCATCTTTGGCAAAGTAGTCTGCATCAAGTTCATCAAACTCTAAGAAATCTACATCTAAGACATTGCTTGATGATGACGTGGTTTCTTCTATGGTTTCTCTTACACGTTCAGGTGGATTGACAATAAGCATATTGTCTATGATATCTAGTGTTAAATCTAATATGACTGGATTGCTTGGGGGTGCTTCAAAGACTGTGGTAACTGTAGATTCGTAAGGCTTGTTAAGTAAAACTGTACCCATAGCTGTTGTTACTTCTATTTCACCACTGCTTGTGCCATCAAGGTTAGGCAAAAGAATGATTAATGATTCACCAATCTCATTTACTGTGATTGTAAAATCAGTACCCCTTATACCGATTGTCGCACTGTTGGTGCGTATCTTTATGTTTTTCTTAGGTACTAGACCTAGTTTACCTGTAACAAAACGTGCAGTGCCTTTGGCAAAATTAAGTGCCATCTTGGAATTATCAGGGTTTGGGTCAAAAACAAACTCATCTACCAAGACCTGAGAATGCTCTGTGAGCCTTATCTGCGTATCATCTAAGAAAGTGATACCCATACGACCATTAGACGTTTCTAACGTGTCATAGCTCTTTATATTGGCTTCTAACGATGCTTCTACTGGTTGATCTCGTACAATACGAGCAACACCATTGAGTTCAGATACATTACCTACGTCAGCACGAGGTACTTGTTCCCCCATCGTTTTGTTTGACACAAATAGTGCCATTGTTGCCACTAGAATTAATTTGTAGCCAATCACTAGCAAGGGTACTCTGTTGATCTATGTTAAATGTTCTAGAATTACCTGTCTGATCCAAATAGAAATATCCACCTGAATATCCATCTGCATCAAAATTAACTGTGTTTGAATCTCCATCTATATCAACATAATTGGTTGCACCATCATAGTCAATATTGAATGTAAGATCATTTGAATCACCTTGTATTATCCAATCAAGATCAAGCGTACCTGCAAGATCAACAGTTGCGACATTTAATTCAAAGGTATTACTACCCCCAGTTACATCAACATTAAAGTTACCACTATCTGCACCATAAGTATTGGTTGGGTCAACTTGTATATCAAAGACGTTAGAATCGCCATCAAATTCAAAGAAACCAGTAAAAGTATCAGCAGTAATATCACCAAGAAACTTGTTACTATCACCAATTTGGTTAACGTCTAGTGTCATTGTTGTACCATCTAAGTCTAATGCAGTCATACCACCTGCAACAGCATCAGCACCACCAATTATGTTGTTAGAGCCAAGTTGTTCTATATCAAGGTTTAATGTTGCACCGACTTGATCTACATAAACTTCGTTATCAGCAAATAAAAATCCACTAACCACGAATAGCATTAAGCATTTCTTCATCAGGTATACTCCATAAATTATTTTTCACACCTAGTTTTATGGTTTCCAATACAGCAGTTTCTACTGCACTTTGTAAGGCTATGTTTACAGACTCATTTTCAACCATGCCATTTTCTATCTCTACTAACTCTGTGCCACTAGAGATAAACCTAAAAGCATCTTGACTTAATGCAACACTAAGAATCGTCTTTGTGGTAAGCACTTCGGTCAAGACTTTGCCTGTGCTAACTGACACGGTGCGTAAAGAAACAGTAACAGAATCCTGTCTATATTCTTTTGTAGTACCTATCCCTAGATACCTTGCACCCAAACCACCTGATTTGACGTTGCTTTCATATCCTATCACACCCCCTTCCATCAACAAACCTGCAAAAGTTAGAGGTAGTAAATCTTTATCTTCTTTAAAGTCTTTGCGTGTAGACCTTATCAGTTGTCGTTCTTTTGTTAAGTTATCAAGCCCAACACGTTCTACGACATCAAAAAAATGTCCTTCCCCTGCGTGTTTTAAGGCACGTATAAGGTATGCGTTAGGTGCTTGTGTTATAGCTGTAGAGAATGAAGCATATGTGCTGTTGCTTCTACGTTGTCCTGTTTGGTCTGTAAAGCTGTTTGGATAGACTGCAATAGTTGGTTTTATGAATGGCTTACCAATATTAGCAAGTTCTTTGTTGATTAGTACACCAACTTCTGCTTGTTTTACTAGGCTTACAGGTAATTGATAGTTGTTAAGTACTGACCAGTTTGTGCAACTAGAAAGAAAAATCACCGATAGGCAAAGTAATCTCTGTAACATTTCCGTCTGCATCTGTAATTGTCAAAGTTATGAAATCACCATCAACAGAATATTCTATTGTATTGCCTTCTAGCTCTAGCGTACCTGATTCACTAGGTGTTTCACCGAACAGGTTGTCAACTAATTGTCTTGATAGCTGTGCATATATTCTACTTTCTAAGTTTCGTATAAATCTAGCTAATGTTGTATTTTCTGCTTCCCTTTCTAAATCCTCTTGGTAAGCCTTAATCTCGTCTTTGAGTGCTTTCTTTCTGTTGGCTTCTTGGTTTTCTATAGTTAGCCAATGTGCAGAAGTACCAACACCTGAAAAACTTGGGTTTTTAAAGTTATGTGTCATCTCGTCTGCACTGACATACAGACCTACAGCTATCATAACTGACCATGCTGTAACTATTGCTAAAAGTAATCTAGTAAACGAATCCAATTACCACCATCTACTTATATCATCAACTATAGACATTAGTATGCCTGTAGCTAAAAGTATACAAAAAAAGTCTATTAATAATTCAAACATTAATCTTTCCTTTGATCATCTCTATCTGCTTTTGCAATTTTGCCACTATCAATAAGTTGTGGCACACCTAATATAGTTTTAATTAACGTATCTTGTCTTATTATCTCATTGTCTAAGCTACGTACTCTATCTATTAATGCAACTAAGATACCATGTTGTGAATCAAGTTTTGTACCTAGCCTTTCTTCCATGTTTGCTATAAGTTCAGCTTGTTTGTCATCAAGGGTATCTAGCTTTTGTTCCATGCCATCAATAATTCTGTTAATAAGTTTCCATATGAAGAAACCAAGACCAAGTGCAGTGGCTATTGGAAAACCAACCTCGTTTATTATTTGAATAAAACTATCCATTAGCTAGGCTCTGTAGGAAATGTAACATCTGCCATAGTATCACTATCACTGTACTGTGCAGGTAAATCTCTTAATGTTTGTCTATATGTTGCCCATTCTGTTTTTTTAGAATCAGTAAGTGGACTATCTGACATTTGTGTCCAATCTGACTCTGCTAGTAGTACATTTCTTTGTGTACGTAAACTTTTCTTCCAATCAATCGTTTGCTCTACAGCAGAACCATCAATAATTTTATACTTTTCTGCTTCATAAATGCCTTTAATAACTGATTCGCCTGTTAATGTGGCAATGTCGTTTAGTGCAACATTTGTACTACCACAAGAAGTGATTTCTCCTGTTGCAGTTTTATAAGTAGTAAAGTCTGTCATTGCGTGTTATCTATAAATACGTATAAAGATTGATAGGTTGAGTTTAATTTTGTTGTCCATCTTACTCTCCAATAGACATTAGATGTTGTACCAGTAAGACCTGATATTGTTCCGTTGTATACAAAAACATAAGTTCTAAATGTTCCTGCATCAAATTGTACGTTTTGTATGCCACCTGCAGCTTGTACAAAAGTTGAGTTATCAAGACTATATTCTAAAACACCACCTGTGCAATCACCGTAAACACCTGACCATATTGCTCTGTATTTTGCACCGTCACGCACCTGTCCTATGTTCAAAGAAAGATATGTTCCTGTGCTATTAGTGTTTGTCGTGAAGTCTGTAGAACCTCTTTGAAATACACTACCAAAGACTTCTAACGGTACAAATGTTTCAGTTGTTAAATGACTTTTAATATCTGCACTTACGTCATCAAAATGTTGTACAGCAAGAGTACCCACATTTATTTGTGATGAAGTAATAGTGTTTGAAGCAATCTCTGTTGCTGTAATAGTTCCTGCAGCTATCTTGGCAGCAGTGATCGCATTTGCAGCAATCTTAGCCGATGTGATACTGTTTGAACTTATTTTATCAGCAGTCACAGCATTTGTAGCCAACTTGTTTTCTGTTATAGCACCTGCAGCAAGGACATCACCTTGTATGGCATTCACAGCAATCTTTGCATTAGTAATCGCATCATCAACAAGCTGTGCTGTATTCACACTGTCAAGAGTAGCTAAGTTACCCTGATTGGTTATATTCTGTGCAGTGCCTTGATTGGTTATTACATCACTGTCACCAAGTGTATTGTTAGAACTATCTTTAAGGTTTGTGCCTAGTTTTGCACCAACAGTTGCACCATCTTCTAATGCTGTATATGCAGTACCCCCTGTTGATGCGTTGACTGTTGCATATGCAGAATAAGTATTGAAGGTACTAATATGACGTATGCGAATGTTGTAAGTCTTGCCAACCTCAAGACCTATGATTGTATATTTGGTAATATCTCTTGCAACTATTGCTGCATCAATATAGGTTGAATCAGTGCTTAGTTTGTATTGTATTTCTGTACCATTAACTACCTGATTGGCATTGTTAGTCCACGTCAGAGCAACATTCTTGGTATTAATACTAAAACTGTTGTTTGTTGTAACACTTGCAGACAAGCCACTTGGTGCAGATATAGCGTATGTTCCTGTGCTAACAGCAGAACCTTCTGCTACTGGTGTTTCATAATTACCTGATGCAAAAGTAAATACACTTGAGGATGCTTCTTTCAAAACCAACCTTGTACCTACCACTGGCACATCTGAACTTAATACTTCTAGGTTCATACTAACAACTTCAAATACTTTGTTGGTATATCCAAGCCTTTCATTGGTTACATAAACCCAATCATTAGGTTGTAATCGCATAAACTTTGTAGTGGTAAGCAATGATATTTGTACTGTTTGTCGGTTAGCATTGAGTGTAATTCTCTGTAATCTTTGTGCCATTGACTCACTTGTTGTGAATGGAAACTGTACTTCTAGTGTTCTTACATAGTTTGCACTTGATTCACTTGTCGGTGTGTCTGCACTTAGGAATGTTGAATCTTGATATACAGGTGATTCAGTACCAACATAATCATTACTCTCATCAACATAGATACCTTTTACTGTGTTGTAAATTTCACCACCTTGTGGTTTTGTCGCAACCTGTATAGCTTGTAGCAAGTCATCATCTGTAATCGTCAAACTTGGTGTCTGTGCTGCACCTGCAAACATATTAAATTTACCATTGGTATATGACATTTTTCCTGCACAGCTTGAAAGCAATGCTTCAAGAATACCCTCACCATTTGCAGCCATGTTTGTAAAACCATTTGCTGTATATCTTGTTTCTGTAGAACTACCATCACTTAAAGTAACAGTCTGATCGCATATATTAGCTGCACTTGCAAAACCCCCTGCACTTGTAGAGTCGTTGATCTCTGTACTGGTAGCTTTTAATCCATAAACTGTGTCTGTTAGATAATCTCTTATTATTAATGCAGGATTTGTAGACCAAACTGTTTGATTGTTTCTTGGGTCAAAAACCTTTTTACCCTTTACTACAAAACTAAAGGCAGGCATCCCCCCACCAAACTTTTCTGCATCAAATACCATTTGTATATATACATAAGCAATATTTCTAAATCTGTCAGATGTACCAATACTTACAAGTTGATCATTTAAAAAAGGATCAACGGATTGATCTGCTGTACCAAGTCTTTTTGTAAATCTAATTAATCTTCCTGAAGTGAAAGCATTGTCATTTTCTGTATTCACATATGCAGGTGTTGTTACTTCGTTTACTGTGATGCTGTTTACTGTAGCTGTTGTAGAAGTTAAATCTGTATCATTAAGCCTTATTGTTTCAATATCTTCTACTTCATGACCTGCAACTGCAATAACTAAATGTAATAAGTGATTATCTGTGCCTGTAGTTTCTACGTGCATAATCGTTCCACCTATTCGGCATTTGCCATACACAATTTGTCTTGGTGCAGAAGATGCACGTGAAGCAAACTTTGTACCAAAGTTACCACCACTTGCATTGATACCTTTGCTTGTAAGCATACCAATACCTGCACTTACTAATGTAGTTACAAAGGTTGCAACTGCCATACCTGTTGCTGTTAAACCAAGACCTGTACCAAAAGTCAAAGCACCCATACCACCTGCTGCAAATCCAACTGTAGCTGCACCTGCAGTAAAAACTATGACTGCTGCAACTATTGCTGCCTTGACTGCTTTAGCCATTAATTCGCCAACCTTTGATTATTAGATCGTGTGATTTGAACTCTATACCATCTTCACTTGGTGCTAAAATGTTAAAACCGTCTGATATACCTACCAACTCTGATTCTTCTTTAAATATTACAAGATCACCTGTGGTGATAAACATGGGTTTTATTGTTTGTAGTTTTTTTGCTTTACAGGCTTTTGTGACTGCACCATTAAGTGTTTTGCCATAATCTTTGATAGCTTTCATTGCAGTTTCTTCGTTTTCCCATTTAAGTGTGCTTGGTATTAGGTTTTGTCCTGTCATGGCTTTGATACAGGCATTAGCAAAAA